CGATCGGGTCGGTGACCTCGATCATGAGCTGGCTGAATGGATCCTGCAGCCGTTGGCCGAAGGCGCCACCGACCGATTCCAACAGCCGGATGTAGACGGTGTCCGCGCGCTTGGCCTTTCCGGTCGCCACCGGCTGGCCGCCCTTGGCCGGCTCCGCCGGCATCGACACGAGCTTGGACGTGTAGGGCAGGCCGGCCAGGCACCGGCTGGCCGCCTGGTTCAGGGTGATCGCGCCGGCTGCCACCGTGGCCGATGGCTGCACCTGGCCGTCGGCCAGCACGGCCACCTGGGTGCCATTCAGGTGATCCAGGCCGCCGTAGGCGGTATGCGGGGCATCCATTGACCATGCGGCCGCCACGGCCGGCGCGGTGTTGGCCAGCGGCAGCAGCACCGTGCCGCTGGCGTGCTGCCCGTCCGTCACGGTCTGCACGCGTATCCGGCCACCGGCAATCCGGATCATGCTGCCCGCGGCACCGGCGAACACAGCCGCGCTTGCCGTCAGTGTCACGGTGCCCGCCCATTGCGGCACCTCACCGGGCAGCGCGGTGTTGGTCGCTCCGCTCACGGTCAGCGTCGCCGCCGGATAGGTCAGGTCGCTCGATACGGCGCAGTCCAGGAACCAGGCGCTGTCGGTGTCGGTGCCGGTCCAGTACTGCTGCATCACCTCGACGGTGCGCACCGGAGACCCGTCCACGGTGCGCAGTACCTGCAGCCACAGCTCGTCGGCCCTGCCGGCGCTAGCCGGGATGACGCCCAGCGCTTCCACGAACGGCGGCCCGCCGTAGTATTCGCCGCCGAGCTGGTGCGAATGCCAGGCCACCACCTCCTCGTCGCGAAGGTAGGTCATCGCCACCAGCGCACCGTCGGTGCGCCGCATCCACACCACGCCGTAGGGGTTCTGCTGGTAGACCATTTCGGCGATACCGGGGCGCGCCAGGTGCTCCGACAGTTCCGCCAGGTCGGGCCCGAGATAGCCGTTGACCATCCAGCTGAACGTCCACTCATGCACCTTGATGCCGGCGCGGTTGACGAACAGCACGCTCTTGCCGATGCGCAACGGACGCAGGTAGGGGGCGGACGCGTAATAGGTCTCGCGATAGCCTTGGATGTTGGTGGCGCTCATCGCGCTCGCCTGGTTGCCTGGCTGCAGGATGTTTTCGCCGCCGGCGGTGCCGATGCCCAGTTGCGCGGATTGCGCGGACCCGGCGGGGGACAGCCAGCACACGGCGTTCACCTGGTCATCGGTGATGGTCCAGCTCATCGCGTTTTCCGCGGTCAGCTCACCGTTGGCCTGCGTCGGCGCCATGTTGTTGTAGTCGCCGAGAACGGAGCACTCCACGCTGTTCGGCGCCGCGTTGGTGCCACCGAAGATCAGCCGGTTCTGCCAGAACATGCAGACATAGGGATAATTGCCGCCGTACCAGCTTCCGAGCATCCAATTCGGCGTCGCAGTCGGCGGCGCATAGGTCCAGGCCCATACGACCGTACCGTCCTGGATCGAGGCGGTCGTTCCGCTGGGACCTCCGCTGGTGGCCGAGTAGCCCGCCACCTGCGCCAGGTAGTACCCTGTGCCGTTCAGCACGATCGCGCCGAGCGGATATACGGTGCTCGGCTGCCATTGCGCTCCGTCCACACCGAACGCGCCGTTGCTCACCGGCGCCTGGATGGTGGCCGTGCCTGTCGTCGTTGAAGCGACGGCAGTGATGATCAGCCCTGCCCAGCAGCTCACGATCTGCACGCGCAGACTGCGGCCGACATCCGCCGCCGAAAGCCCCGCGCCGTTGTTGATGCCGGTGGTGCTGCTGAAGGTGAACCCGACGCTGCCGGTCGTGCCCGACAGGCTGATCGTGGTGGTGGTCAGGTTCATCGACTGGTAAGGACCGTCCCGGAACGACAGCGCCTGGTAGCTGAAGGTCGCCGCCCCGGTCCGCGTCAGCGTTGCCGGCGGATAGTTCGGGTGTGTCAGGAACAGCGTGTCCGCGCTTTGCGTCCAGGCCAGCGCCGGCAGGTCGGCGGCCTGGTAGGGAACCGCCAGCGTTACCGGGCTGCCGGACGCCACCACGATCGCGCCGTTGGCGTAGAAGCGCACCTGGCCGTTGCCGAATTCCAGCATGTAGTCCTGGATCACGCTGAAGGAAAACGGCACCAGCCGCGAGGCAGCGGCCTGGTTGCTCGCCAGCGCGGCGAAGGCGGTGCCCGGCCGGCGGCACGCGCCGCCCTGCGGCATCACCACAAAGTCCCTCACGACCGCGGCGCCGTTGAAGTATTTCGAGAAATCCGTCCGGCCCAGCATCCGCGGGCTGAGCTCGCCGGCGGTGAAGTTATTCCAGCTCGCGTCGGTCTTCATCGCCGGCTCCGCAGCCAGATGTCCTCGTCCCATTCGCGGGGCGAAATCTCCTGCGCGGACGCCGTCTGCGCCTTGGCGCGGACATCATCCAACCGGGCCTGGATCAGCTTCTGCTTGTCGGCGCTCTGCGCCAGCGGCTGGCACAGGTCGACCGCCAGCTCCAGGGCGATCACGTCGCGCAGCATCGCGTCCATGACCGTGGTATCGGTCAGGTCGCGGACGTAGATGATGTTCAGGGGCGGGTCGCAGTTGCACAGCACCTGCTGGCCTTCGACAACCCAGTCCCAGGTTTCGTCGTCTTCCAGCTCGAACAGGCGCAGGCAGTCTGCCGGCAGCTGGAAAGCCGTCTGGTAGCCGAACGGCGGCGCCGTCGCCAGCGCCGGCAACTGGGCACGGCCGCGCGCGCAGCTCCACAGGTGGCTGCGCAGCACGCCCTGGCGGACGCAATCATACCGGAGCGCGCACAGGGATGCCCGCTTGGTCGTATCGTTCAACGACACGATCGGGTCTTCGCCGAGCGCAACCATCGCGGCGTTGCAGATATCGACCACAGAATCCGCCACGCCTTTCTCCCTCCAGTGCGGCCCCGGGGGTCCGGGGCTGTCCGGATCGATCAGTCCAGCGCGTACTCCAAGATGACCAGCAGGTTGCCGGAACCCGGCAGCGCGGCAGTCCCGACGGTCAGCACAATGTCCTCGTAGGCGTAGTTGGCCTTGCCCGTCGTGCAGTCGTAGCCGGTGGTGATCGGCGCGCCGTGGGTCGCCGCCAGGCCCACCCGGGTGGGCGTCTGGGCGCTGGTCAGGGTCTGCGCGGCGGTATACAGCGTCGCGTTGTTGGTATCGCCCAGCGAGATTGTCGCGGTGCCGAGCGACGTATCGGTAATGACCGTGATGCCGGTGATCACGCTCTGCACCGGCAGGCGAGCCACGCCGATCACCGATCCCGAGGCCTGCGCTGCCAGCGCGATGTTGGCGACGAAGATCCGCTCGCGGGCGCCGCAGACATTGACAGCCGGCAGATTTTGGATGGCGCCGCCGGCATTGCCGGTCAGCAGCGCCATCTGAGTGGAATAGGAACTCGCGGTTGTCATCGGAGTATTTCCATTTCCTGATCGGTTACTGGCACTTCAGCTCGACCAGCTTGACTTCTTCCAGCCGTGACGCACCGATCGACATGGCGGCATAGACATACCAGCTGAACGCCTTGTCGGGCCGCTCGGCGATCCGGGTCCAGATATCCGAGGCAATGCCGATGCCGATCGCCGACTTCCGGTAGGCTGGCACGCGCGTGTAGCCGCTGGCATCCGTCAGCAGGCGTTCCGAGTGGATGAACTTAAAGCCCATGAATCTGTCGATCTTGCCGTCCACCAACGCCTTCACGGCTGCATAGTCGCCGGACGTTGCTTTGGTGGTGGACAGCAGGTTGCCCTTCTGCTTGGCGCCGACGATGATGAACCGCTCCTCGTCCTCGTCTCCTTCAGCCGCATCCAGCGCCACCGACGCCGAGATCAGCTTGCTGATGGTCAGGCCGGTGTTTCCGGACCCGTTGCCATAGGTCCAGTCGTTCACCAGCACCTGGGTGCCGGCCGGCGCGGCCGGGGTGCTTTCCGAGTTGCCGTTCGGCCAGGTCACCGCGGTGCTGCCGGTATGGCCGGTATAGGCGGTGGCCCACAGCGCGCCGATGATCTCGTCGTCGTAGCCGCGGCCCATCGCCATGGCGGCGGCCCTGGCATAGGCGCTGGTCGGATCGATCAGCAGCCGCACCTTGTCCAGCTTGTCGACCAGGTCGCCCCATTCATAGTCGTAGGGCGCCACGCGGCGGCGCAGATGCTGCGTGTTCATGATCGGGCTGTCTTTGTGCCTGGCGGTGCGCTTGACCGCCGCCGTGGGTGCCAGCTGCTCCAGGTAGGCGGCTTCGCCGGTGATCGTGTCCTCGATCACGGTGGGCCGCAGGCGGGTTGCCTCCTGCTGCGCCAGATAGAAGACGTTGCCGCGAAACTGTTGGACGAACGCGTCCGTTACGGTGAAGCTCATTCACCTGTCCCTTGCCGTGTCGGCCCGGGTCTCAACCGGGCGGTTGCACTGACGGCTGAGCTCCCCGGCTCCAGCGGACGATGCCGCTCCTGCCGGACCCGTGCCTGGCGTTTTCGGGCCGCCTCTGCCCTGCGCCGTGCCGGACCCTGGCGGGCTCCCCGGCCGTGCGCCGTCCCGTCCGCTAGGTTCTCGCGGCCGGATAGGCGAAGTCGTACAGCCCCTGCATGCGCTGCACGGCCGCGGCGTGGCCGGGGTCGCGCCGGTCCATGTAGCTTTTCATGAAGGCAGCATCCTTCTGCAGGCCGGAGATCTGCTGTTGCGCTTCCGCCGGGCTGGCCCGGCCGGCGCCTTCGCCGCGGCCGACCAGGCCATCCTCGGCCAGCTGCGAGCCGATCTTGGCGAACATCTTCAGCACCGCCGGATCGTTTCCGAGGCGCGTCTTGTCGTAGTAGGCGATCACCTGCTCGTCGCCGTAATGCGCCATCGCCGAGCGCGCCAGGTGCAGCTTTTCGTCGTAGGCCGCACCCCACTCCTGCTTCAGCGTCGCCTCGCCCGCGGCCTCGGTGCGCTGCTGCGCCCCGTTCTGGCCCTGGACGGTCTGGGCCATCGCGCCGTTCCACCAGGCCGCCAGGTCGGCCGCCTGGCGCTGCGACAGGCCGGCTTTGTGTGCGGCCTGCTGGAACGCGGTCTTTAGTTCAGGGTTCTCGGTAAGGCCCTCGGGAGGCGCCGGCAGCTGGTAGCCGTCCGCCTGTTCCGGTCGGCCGAGGCGCGTGTAGATGGTGTTCCAGCCGTCGGCGTCATCGGTTCCCGGGATCGGCAGCACTGTGCTGGGATCCCGCCCGATCAGCCGCTGAGCGTGCAGGTAGCTTTTCGCCAGGCCGCCGAGGTCCTTGATGTCGCGGAACGCCGCTTCGCCGCGGATGTCCTCCGGCAGGGTCTCGGCGAAGGCCACCGGGGCCGCGGCGCCGGCGGCACCGCTGCCAGCAGCACCTCCGGCGCCGCCGTCTTCCGGTGACCATAGGGCCATCATCATGATCCCATTTCCTCCGTTACTGCTGCTACGGTGCTGGCGCTCCGCTGGCGCGCCAGCGCCAGCAGCTCCATCTCGGTCCAGCGCATCCGCTCGAGCAGGTGAAGCCCGATGCTACGCCGGCCCTCCGCGAATGCGGTCTCGTGGCTGTCGCCGCTCACATGGCTCACCGCCAGCAGCCCGGTGGCTACCAGCAGATCGCGCAGCACCGCGCGCCCTTCCGGTAACTCCTGGAGGGCAGCGCGGTAGGAGCGCAGCAGCTCTCCCTGGCGGGCGGCCCGCGCCTGTGCTTCGGCATCCGCGTCAGGCGACGACATGGGTTGATCCCCCCAGCACATCCGCCAGGAACCGGCGGTATTCGGGCGTGGTCACCAGCACCAGTTCCACCCGCACGTCCTCGAAATCAGGCCGGAACCCGGCAGGGCGGCGGGCGCAGGCGACGCGCTCCACGTCGGCCTTTCTCTGGTCGGTCAGCCATTCGCGCGGGTCGAATATGTCGCGATGGGCGTCGCAGCAATGCAGGGTCGTCATTACCCGGATCGGCCGGTGCGTCGGATCGAACGGCGTGCGGCTGGGGATGATGATGCGCGGCGCGCGCCGCACCTGGCGCAGACAGCCGGGCGCGTCGCAGGACATCACCACCACGCGGGTGGTGCGCGGCAGCTCGGTGTCGAAGCTGCGCCGGGTTGCCATATTACGCCGCAGCCTGCGCCGGGGCCGCAGGCTGCTGCAGCCCGGCCAGGTTGCCAATCGCCGCCGACCCGTCCTTCGCCGCCTTCGCCACCGTGCCGAGCTGCTGCTCCTGCATCATCGCCGCCTGCGCCTGCTGCTCGGCCTGACGTTCGGCCTGCACCTGCTCCGGGCTTTTCAGCGCGATCGCCGGTGCATGCAGGTCCCGCGCGGTCAGCCGCAGGATGGCGTCGGCGTCCAGCACCTTCGGCGCGGCCTGGTCCACGGTGCCCAGCGCCTGCGCTGTCTGGATCAACCGCGCCACAACGTCGAGCTGGCTGGTGCGCTGCGCTACCGCGATCGGGCTGAGGTACTCGACCCGCAGCGCCGCACCCGCCAGCTGCGGTGGCGGCGGCGTCAGCGGGCTGCCGGGGCCGAACCGGCGCGCCACGCTCTGCCGCCACATGATCGCGAACGTCCGGTCGATCAGCGGGCCGAGGAACTCGCTGGACAGCCGCGCCAGCATCGGGCTGAGCTGCTGGAAGTGCTGGTCGCGCTGGCGCAGCGTGAAGGTTGCGGTAACACCCTTGCCGGCGCTGGCCGGGTCGGCCGGGTCGGTCGGCATCAGCAGCATGTCCACGTAGAACGCGCGGGTGATCTGCTGGCGCAACGCGTTGATCATGTCCAGGCCGAGCTTTGGATCGCCATGGGTCTGGATTGGCTCGATGCGGTCGCGCGTGCCTGGCCGGAAGTAATTCAGGCTTCCGGGCACCGTCTTGACCGGCACCAGGAAGCCGTCGTCCGGCACCATCAGTGGCGGGTCGACTATTTTCTGTGCGCTCTTGAGGGTCGTCTTGACCATCTCGTTCAGCATCTTAACGTCCGGCAGCGCCGTCATGCCGGGGCCGCGGCCGTAGACTTCGCCGGAGCGTTTGCTGAACCGGGCGGCCAGGTAGGGGAACTCGTCGAACCCGCCCTCGTCGATCACCGTGGTATCGGACAGGCAGACATACACGGACCGGAACGGTTTGTTCCGCCGGTCGTTGCGCATGACGTTGCGGTCGCGCCGCGGCTTCACCTCATGCAGGAAGGTGAAAGTCTGGTCCGGGTTGGTCTCGACAGCCTTGGCCACCTTCTCGCCGGCGGCGGGTCCCCATTTGGCGAAGGCCTGCCGCGCCGTCCAGTTCCACCGCCGGGTCAGCGTGTCCACGCGGTCCTCGTCGTTCTCCGCGATCACGCATTCCTTCAGGTGGCGGGTGCTGAACAGGATCCCGCTGGCGGGGCTTTCCAACACGGCCATGATGCCGGTGCCGATGTTTCCCAGGTCGAGATAGAATTCGTGGCTCTGCGCCGCGAAGTTGTGCTTCGTTCCGTTGAACACGGAATACATGGCGTTGCTGGTGTCATCGAGCCAGCGCGCCACCGCGTCGATTTCGTTCAGCCGGTCTTCTTGCGCCTTCATGCCGAACCACGGCAGGGTCGGGCTGGTGAGCATGGAGTGCATCCCCGCCGCGAACTGGTCGTTCGCCCAGATCGGAGTGCCGTCGTACACATGCTGCATCAGCTTCATGCCGGGGGTGCGCTCCGCGATGTAATCGGAGCGTCCGGGCAGCATGTAGTTGGAGCATTCCTGCCAGTGCTCCAGCCACGGGCCGCGGTCGGTATTCAACCGTTCCCACGTCCGGATCACTTCCCTGGCAAGATCGTTCGGCATTTACTGGATTTACTGGCCCAGCAGCCGCTTCGGGGCGGTCGCTGGCAGGCCGAGGGCGCCGAGTCCGCTGGTCAGGATGGTGCTCCGCGCCCCCATGGCCTGTGCCTGGTCGGCGCGGAAATTGGTCGCGGCCTGCTGCACCGCCGGATTGACGGCCGTCGGCACCGGCGGCGGAGCGGCAGGCGTCGAGATTTTGGGACCTCCCATGGCGTCAGCCTCCTGTCCTTGGCTGCGGGTTGCTGTCGCTGAAGCGCGGCAGGCTGGTGGGTACCGCCGGTGGGGTGCCGCATGCCGCAATCGCCTGGGCCGACGTGAGCGGCTGGAAGCCGTTGGCCTGCCACGCGGCATACAGGGCGTCGTCGTACTGGCGCTGGCGGACGAATCCCGGCGGCAGCGCCAGGGAGGGGTCGTAGCCGGGCGTGGCGGAGCCGCTCATATCCGCACCGGTCCTATCCCAGGCCGACCAGGTTGGTGGCCGTCGTTCCGGTGGCATTCACCCCCTGGAATGCCACCCGAAGAATCGTGCCGGCTGCCAGGCCAGCATAGGCCACCGGGGTAGTGGAGTTGCGCGGGCACAGCGTCACGTTCCCCGCGCCGCCGACATAGAGCGCCACATAGGGGCCGATCGGCGTATTGTCGGTCGGCGTGATGGCCACCTGGGTCTGGAAGCATTCCTGAATGCGCGGCAGGGGCGCCTGGCCGGGGAGGGAATACGCCATCGGTCAGCTCGTCCGGATGCTGGCGATCAGGGGGCCCTCGTTCTTCGGGGGCGGGAACAGCGTCAGATACGTGCTGGCGTCGGTCGCCGACACCTTAAAGTAGCCGTTGTTGGTGTTGCTGCCCTCGACCAGCAGGACCTGGCCCGCGGAGAAGCCGGCGAACGTGCTGGCGGCGGCCGTTGCTTGGCCGGTGCCGGCATTGAAGGTGATGCTGGCCGTCACGTTGGTGGCCAGCCCGACGTCCCGCGTCAGGGTCTTGGTTTGGCTGCTCGCCGGCGGTCGGTTCGACAGGATGCACTGGCGGCGGCGCGTGCCGGTTTCGATCATGCCATCCTCCGCTGCGGATGCTCGCCGCACCAGTTGTCCGGGGCCTTTGGCACCGGGGGGGGGTAGCGCCGGCACGTCCCACGCGGGTCCAGATACGGCGTGTCCTGGCGGCCCGGGGGCGCCGGCTTTGCCGCCTCGTAGACCGGGCAGGAGGCGCACAGCGCAGGCGCACTGGCGCTGCTCTGCAAGGCCGCAGCAGTCTCGGTCATCAGGAGGCCGGCGTCGCCGCGGCGGCCGCCTGCGCCGCGGCGGTGGCCGCCGCCGTCGCGGCTTTTGCTGCCTGCGTCGCCGCGGCGGCGGCCGTCGAGGCGGCGGCGTTCGCGGCGGTGGCTGCCGGCACGGTCAGATCGGGCAGGTCCCAGGTGTGGGGTCCGGTGCCCCGCGGCACGTTTTCGAAATGCGCGGGTTCGGCACGGTTGTGGACGAAGACCATCAGGTTGACCGTGCCGTCCGGATGCACCTTGCTGACCAAAGCGGGATGCGCTCCATCTCCCGTGTTGTGCGAGGGGATCGGGGTGTAGGCGACGGGGTGGCCGACGCTCGGCATGACACATGGTCTCCGGACAGGTGGAAGATGCAGGCGCCCGCTCCATTACGCGGGGGTCAACCCGGGCGGGATCTGCCAGGTGTGCTCGCCGGGGCCGGCGGGCACCGACTCGAAGAACACGGTGGGCGAGTTCGGGGGCAGGATCACCAGGTCGAGGGTGCCATCGGCGTTCGCCGCGGCGGTGAGCGCCGGCACCGGACTGGACCCGAAACCGAAGGCAGGGTTCGGCGTGTAGGCGACGGGGAAGCCGACGGACGGAAGCGGCAACGATTCGCTCATGGAATCGCTCCAGGTTGTTGACGCTGCATTCCACCCGCGTCAGCTCGGGCCGCGCAACACCGAAGATGTCTCATTAGCCCGCGAAGATGTCTCATTAGCCGCCAGCGCAGCCTTCAGGCAGCGCCACAGGTGCCGCCTGTCACGGCCGTAGACGCGCTGAAGCACCTTCCAGGGCACTTTGTCGGCGCGCGCGGCGAGCAGCGCGGCGCCGACCTGCAAGGCCGCCTGGGGGGGCCAGGGGCGGGCGCGTTTCACCGCGTCACCGCGCCGCTTCCGGATTGAACGGATCCCACTCGTGTACGTGCCGCGCCTGCTGGGCCAGCATGGTTTGGCGGCCCTTGCGCTCGCGCACCTCGCTGTCCTCGCCGTCGGCCGAGCACCAGTATTGCAGCGCGTCGTGCGGATGGCTGAACGCGTTCTTGTCCGGCTCGTCGGTGTAGCGGTCGGCCGTTGCGATTTGCAGCTTGCGGAACCGGTAGCCGCTGGCGAAGCCCTGGCGGACTAGTTTGCAGCGCGGCGACAAAAGCAGTCCGGGCTCGCCGTCGATCAGCCGCGTCAGCGGCCGGCGCACCGCCTCCAGGCGGGGGATCAGCGCATTTGTCGGCGCCGGCACGATGGTAATGCCGGCGGTGGCGGCCACGATTTCGATCCAGCTCTGTTCGCCCGCCGCCTTGTCGGCGCCGTAGGCCGCCGACGGATCGGCATACCCGGTGATCTTCCGTGCCGCCGGGAATCGCTCGTGCAGCCGCTTGGCCAGGTCTTCGCCGAACCGCCGGGGGCCGGTGCCCTGCTCGCCCACCAGCTCGTCCAGGATGCGCCGCTGGCCGTTCGGCATGCGCTGGCCGAACACTGCGGCCGGGTTGAGCCCGGCGTCCAGGCCGATGCCGAGCGCCAGCCCGGGCGTGAACTCCAGTTCGCACCCGGGCACGTGCAGGGCGTCCACGAATTCCGGATAGATCGGCTTGCCGCTGCGGTCGAAGCCCGGGATGTTCTTGATCATTCGCCGGACGTACCAGTCCGGGTTCAGCCGCACCTGGTTGGCATAGTAGCCGGGC